ACTCCAAGAACAACGACAACTGCCGGGACACAAATGGATTCAGATACTCGTTGGGAGAAGATGTTTGTAAAGGGCATTGAACTTTTGGTATGGGCCGTTGAACGACTTAGAAAAATTTCCCCGGTTGAAATTTTATGGATTCCAGGGAATCATGATCAAATGCTTAGTTATGCTGCAACTGCCGGGCTTTCGCAACGATATTCCAATACAAAAAGTGTTACGGTTGACCTAAGCGCAACTCCTAGAAAGTACCGAATGTATGGCAAAAATCTTATTGGATATAGTCATGGCGAAAAAGAAGGTAAACGATTAGAAGGTTTAATGCAAGTAGAGGCTCCAGAATTATGGGGCAAAACTCTATTTAGAGAATTTCATATGGGGCATTTGCACACAGAATTAACAAAAACTAATAACGGCATTATCTTTCGTAGGATAAGTGCAATCACAGCAACTGACAGTTGGCATGTTGAGAATGGTTTTATTGGAAGTGTTCGACAAGCCCAGGCATTTATATGGGACAAAGAATTAGGATTGCAAGCAATTTTAAATAGCAATGTGGTTGATAACCAGGAGGGAAAATGTTAGTATATCTTGCTGGACCAATACGCCCAAAGGGCGACCAAACACTTGAAAGTAATATTAATAATGCGAAAAGCATTGCATTGGAACTTTGGAAAAAGGACTATACCGTTATTTCTCCGCATGCTAATTCTGATTTGCCAATCTCATTAGCAGATAAGGAAGTTGAAGCTTTGCGGTGGCTTAATGGTGATCTTGACATTATTGCTCGTTGTGATGCGGTTGTTGTTCTTCCTGGTTGGGAAGAATCTGCCGGAACAAAAGGCGAAATTGAATTCGCTAAGGAAAGAAATATTCCAATAACATATTATCCAGATTTACCAGAAATTTCAAGCACTGAACTTTTAAGGCCAAAACAGGTTAGAGGCTATATAGATATTGTCATGAATGGTTACAGAGTTCATCTTGCCAAAAATGCAGATTATTCTCCGATTAATATTTTGGGAACAGGAGAAATTGGGTTGGCAACTAGAATTTGGGACAAAGTTGCAAGATTGCTTCATTTAATTGGTTTTAATATTGACATCTCTAAATCTGAGTATGATAAACCAAAAATTGCTAAAAACGAATCATTTGAGGACAATTTAATTGATCTTTCTGTATATTCTATAATTTGGCAACTATATCATAAAGGTATTTGGGGAAAATAATTCTAAATAGAAACGAGGTCGAATGATTATAAAGGAGGAAGATGTTGTAATAACCCATTTTGGTATTCGAGGAATGCGATGGGGCATTCGCAAAGAAAGATATGAACAAAATCGTGAAAAAGCAAAGAATATTTTAAAAACCCAATCTCAAAATAAAGAAATGAATGTCCATGATTTAGCTTCGGCAGAATGGATGAGCAAAAGTGTTCCTGACAAAATTTCTGGTGTATTTTTTAGAAATGCAGTAGGCACAGTTGCAACTAAAATTCTGCTCCAAGGCCCAGAATCTTTAAAAGACCCAAAAGAAATTGCAAAATTAGCATTAATGGTTAGTAAAAAAACAGCAACAACCGCATTGTTAAATGAAGTCTCATCTGCAAGTTCTTTGCGTAGATATGATAAAAGTGGTGCAAAAGATATTTCAAAAAAACAATATAAAAAGCATTCTTTAACTCCAGAAATTGCAGTTAGCACAGGAATAAGAGTTGGGATGGTTGTTGCTCCTTTTGTAAAAGCTTATGGAGGAGTCACAGTTCATGCTCTTGCTGAGAGAAAAAGACAAAGACAAGCAGCAGTAGATGCAAGAATGAAATCCTGGGGCCCGAATCTTCTTGATAAGAAAACTTCTGAATATCATACAATCTATGATGATGGGTATATGTCTGTATTAGAAAAAATTAAAAAGGGTTAATTATGACTTTATCAAACACAGCAACACCAAAATATTATAGAGAGTTCAGAGATTCCGTGTTGCGTGGTCAGATTCCTGTTTGCAAAGAAGTTGCGATGGAAATGAACCGAATAGATGAATTAATTAGAAACCCATCAATTTATTATGATGATGAGGCTGTCGATGGATTTGTTGATTTCTGTGAAATGGAGTTAACATTAACCGATGGATCTGATTTACATCTACTCGATACATTTAAACTTTGGGCCGAACAGATTTTTGGATGGTATTATTTTATTGAAAGAAGTGTGTACGAACCCGATCCAGAAGGAAGAGGCGGCCATTACGTTCCACGAAAAATTAAGAAAAGACTGATAAATAAACAGTATCTAATAATTGCTCGTGGAGCAGCAAAATCAATCTACGCAAGCTTTATACATAATTACTTTTTAAATGTTGATACGGCCACAACACACCAAATAGCAACTGCCCCGACAATGAAGCAAAGTGAAGAAGTTCTATCTCCAATTAGAACCGCAATTACAAGAGCTAGAGGCCCACTATTTAAGTTTCTTACAGAAGGTTCGATACAGAACACGACCGGTAGTAGAGCAAACAGACAGAAATTGGCCCCGACAAAGAAAGGTATTGAAAACTTTTTAACTGGATCCTTGCTTGAGGTTCGCCCGATGTCTATTGATAAACTACAGGGTTTGCGTCCGAAGATAACCACAATTGACGAATGGCTCTCTGGAGACATCAGAGAAGATGTTGTCGGCGCGATTGAACAGGGCGCAAGCAAATTGGATGACTATCTTATTGTAGCAGTTAGTTCAGAAGGAACAGTCCGAAACAATAGCGGCGACACAATCAAAATGGAACTAATGGACATTTTAAAAGGCGATTATATTAATCCTCATGTATCTATTTGGTATTATCGACTTGATGATATTGAAGAAGTTGGTAATCCAGACATGTGGTTAAAGGCAAATCCTAATCTTGGAAAGACCGTTACATATGAGGCGTACCAATTGGATGTGGAAAGAGCTGAAAAAGCTCCAGCAACGAGAAACGATATTCTAGCAAAAAGGTTTGGAATACCGATGGAAGGTTATACTTATTTCTTTACTTATGAAGAAACTCTTCCTCATAGAAAAAGAGATTTTTGGTCCATGCCATGCGCTCTTGGTGCAGATCTATCACAAGGAGATGACTTCTGTGCATTTACATTTCTGTTCCCGCTTCCTAGAGGGGAATTTGGAGTAAAAACTCGATGCTATATTTCAAATCTAACATTAATGAGACTCCCTGGGGCCATGCGGGTTAAGTATGATGAATTTATAGATGAAGGATCTTTAATGGTTCTTGACGGAGCCGTGTTAGATATGATGGATGTCTATGATGATCTTGATAGATTAATTGAAGAGTCTCAGTATGATGTTCGCTGCTTTGGTTTTGATCCCTATAATGCAAGAGAATTTATTGAACGATGGGAGAAAGAAAATGGCCCATATGGTATTGAAAAAGTAATACAAGGAGCAAAGACCGAATCAGTTCCACTTGGTGAAATGAAGAAGTTAAGTGAAGAAAGAATGATTATATTTGATCAAGAATTGTTTTCCTTTACAATGGGCAATTGTATTACGATGGAAGATACAAATGGTAATCGGAAACTTTTGAAGAAAAGGTATGCCGAAAAGATAGACTCTGTTGCAGCATTATTAGATGCATATGTGGCATATAAAGTAAATAAAGAAGCATTTGAATAATTTAATGGAGGAATAATGAATAAAATAATTAAAACAGTAAAAAAAGAAGACAAATCATTTGATAGTTCTGCATTGCGAAGGGCAAATGCAAATATTGAGGTATATTCTCCAGAAGAACTTGCGCATTTTGGTGTTCGAGGAATGCGGTGGGGCGTTCGTAAAGATCGGGATTCTGGTGATTCGCGTTCTGCCCGTCAAAAAGCGTTAGATGAAAAAAAAGAAGAAAAAAGTTTGAATAAAGCTGTGAAAAAGGCAATGTCATTGACAAATAGAAAATATTTGAAGGTATATAATGCAATGGCCGATGAGTCTGCTGAATTTTATTCTAAAATTAATAATAAACCAGCATACAAAGGAAAAACGATTCCATTTGATGATGCTAACAACCCATTGACAAAGAAATATTTTACAGAAATTGCAAAAGCAACAACTGAATCATTGCAACGTAATAGTGATAGAATTCTTGGAGATAAAGTAGATTCTCGCCTTTCAGTAAAATGGGATATGCCATCGGAGTTGGGCTCCTTGCCGAATTTCTATATTGTGCAGAACGAACCTGATATAAAGCATTCAGAAGGTATCTCAGATGATAAAATTAAACTTTCTGTTAAGTTTAATGATCTTGGGCAAATAGAAAAAATTTCATTACCTTCCGGAAGTGAAAAATATTTTATATCTGATGAAGGTGAAGAAGATTAAACCGATGTGGTGCATAAAGTAAACAAAGAAACTTTTTGAATAGGAGAGGAGTATGGCAGATAGAGTGATAATAAACGAAGAACTTGCGCATTTTGGTGTTCAAGGAATGCGGTGGGGCGTTCGTAAAGATCGGGATTCCAAAGAAGTAAGCAGAAGTACAGTACGAATGGTAGATAAAGATGTTAAAAGGTATTCTGATGCTAAAATGTTTTATGGAAAGGGAGCCGGAACAAGAAGGAAATTATTGAAGGCGGAATTAGATAAAAAGAAAAAAGATATTCCTGGCTATGAAAAACTTTTTAATGAAAAAGTTACAAATGCAGACTATGCCAAATCCGCTTCAAAAGCCAAAAGAGAACGAACAAGAAAAGATACCGCATATAGAACCAGAGTTAGTGTAAAACAATTTGTTGGAGTTACTGGCTCGCTAACAGTAGCCGCAGCTTCATATTTATATTATCAGAATAAAAATTTAGTGGATAGTTTTGTTAAAAATCAAGTAAGTAAAGTTATTAACAAAAGATAATTAAATAATTAAGCTTTTGAATAAGCTAAAAGGAGGTCTCTTTGAATAATGAATATTTAGAACATTTTGGCGTAAGAGGAATGAAATGGGGAGTTAGAAAAGACCCTTCAGCGAATGCGCAGGTTCGGAAATCTCGTGCAAAAATGTATAAAAATCGAAGAACTTTATCTGATGCTGAATTGAAAAAAGCAGTTAGCAGAATGCAAATGGAAAAGAAACTCAAGGGTTTAGTTGAAGATGATCTTATTCCTGGAAAAATAGCTGCTAAAAATTTTATGTTAAATGCTGGAACCGCTTTTGTCGGGGCTGCAGCAGGAGCAGCAGGAGCAGCATTAGTAAAAGCATATTTGGCGAAGAAAGGAATCGGAGGTTAGAATGAAATAATGAATAATATAATAGTACATTTTGGTATACGAGGACAAAAATGGGGAGTACGCAATTATCAAAATCCAGATGGTTCTCTAACTTCAAAAGGCGCCGCCAGACTTCAAGCAAAAGATGAGAAATGGGTCCGTGCAAAGGGAGAAAAAATTAAAGCGAAAGCCCAAGACGCCGTTAAAAAAGATATCCAAAAATTTGTTAAAAATGAACTTAATCCTGTATTTAAATCAAATGGGAAGCTTTCCTCGGAGTCAATTTTAAAGTATAACAATAAATTATCTGAACTTATGAATAAAAAAATAGGCGATGTTAAAACTCCATCTGGAAAAGTTTTACGATTTGTTGCAAAGCGCGGAGAAATTGGAGTTCATACGGCATATGCAGATGCTGGGTATGATTTAAGTAAATTAAATAAAGGCGTATTTTCTAGCGGAAAAGTTGGATATAAGAATGAAAATCTAATGGATAAAGGAGGATAAGTTATGGGCGAAACACTAGGATCTCGTTTTAAGAGTGCCTGGAATGCTTTTCGAAAACAAGATGGATACGAAGATACATATACATATCGAGATCTCGGTTATTCTTCTTCGGTAAACCCGACGATGCCTCGTTTATCAAGAGGCAGCGAGCGGACAATCGTAACAGCAATCTATAATAGAATAGCGATGGATGTTTCC